TTGATGATCAACTCTATGGGATCATTAAAAACACTATAGATGCTTTAAAGGCAAAGGAATAAAAAGAATGTATTCAACAAAGAAAGAAGAAGAGCAAGAGCGAGGCTGGTGGTGGCACTGGCAGAATTTGAAGAAAGAAAGAGGAGCCTTGCGCGGTGTGTGGCAACACGGTCGCGCCTGGTTGCATCGCCGTCCTGAAGGGGTCATTGGCGTTGAGTGGTGTATCCCAGCGCATGACTTTCATATAAGCATAGTGGTTGGCGGTATGGAGGACCAGTTACGTTTAAGCTTTGCTCCCTGGCTGTTTGCCCTCTACGTCACCTTTGAGCGGTGGCCCTGGCTACGAAAATGGGAACAAGCGAAGGACTGGCGCGCGAAAGAGACCAGTTTTGCTATCCATAATGGATCTCTTTGGTGGAAAGTCTGGTCAAATGAGGATGAATGGAATAAGCGCACCCCGAAATGGCGTGATAGTTCATTCAATGTGCCGAATTTCCTGCTTGGCCGAGAGCAGTATAGCGAGGTGGCGCAAGAGCCTGTTGCCGTCTCCATCCCAATGCCGGAAGGCGAGTATCCTGCAATGGTGAAGCTTTTGACTGCCACCTGGAAACGTCCACGCTGGCCGCGAGCGACGATCCGCCAGCGAGCCGATATTGAGGTGCAAAATGGCGTGCCAATTCCCGGCAAGGGCGAGAATAGCTGGGACTGCGACGATGATGCAATGTTCTCGCTGCTCACCTCTGCAACCACAGCGGAAGAGGCTGTACAGCAATTCGTTGCCGCAGTGAATCGACAACGCGAGCGCTATGGCGGTGAAGGCTGGCTACCAGCAGCGAGACAGTAGGGGGGTACGATGTCAGTTCTCTTTTTCCCGCATGAGATCAAACAAGTGCTTGAGCACATCATGCATGACCAGCCAACGATCTATGAGATGTCCGATGGTGATGAACCACGCAAAGAAGCCTCTCAGCAACAGGTTGTGCAGGTGGTGATAGGTCGGATTGCTGATGAGCTAGGCATCCAGTTAGGCCAGCAACCAGAACCACAATTCACTGGACCCGTTGTGCATGTCGAATTGGATGGCAAGGCAATAGCAGAGTGTGTATCATCGGTGAATGTCGCTCAGATGCTCAAAGCGCAACGCGAAGAAGAGCATGAGGCGAAGCTCCTGCTTCGCATGGCTCATAGCAATTATAGCAACGTCAAGAGCGTGCTGAAACGCCTTGCACGCTACTATGGTGGGAGAGCGAGATCTGCTACAAAATTCCAGCATCTCCAGGATGCGATGCGCTGGCAGGCGAAAAAGGATGCTATACTCAAAGTTGCCGAAAATCTTGAAATAACGCTAGAACTGGGAGAAGAAACCAATGGCAACGAAGAAACAGCAGCCGAACAAACGAGCGGCAAAACAGCAGCCAAAGGCACAAACGAAGAAGCCGCTGGGCGATCCGATAGAGTGGAGTGACAGCGATCTGGATGCGCTTGCAGATATTTCAGATGCCGATCTGCTCGCAGCCGATGCGCTCTGGCAGGCGCAAGCGCCGACACCAGTGAAGAACTTGCTCAAGGCAAAGGTGCAGGAAGAAGGACAAACGAATGAAAACAAAGAAGCTCCGTAAGCAGTGTAAATGCCTTGCCTATCATGTTCAAAAGTTGGAACTGGAACAGCGTATAGCAGAGCTAAAGAGTAATGCTGATCGTAGACCGTTTGGATTCACCATCAGCGGCAAGAGGGAGGGACAGGGCAATGGCTGAGGAACCCTCGAAGCTGTTTCTAGTCGTTCCGAAGATCCTTGCGCCTCACTTTGAAGAGCTTGCAAAACGACACGATTTTACTGTCGTGGTGCAAACACGGCTCCCCCGGATCTCAAAGCAAACGCGTGCATTCTTGCGCGTCAAAGCGCGAAGGCGACACAAAAGGAGGAACAAGCGTCATGAGCCAGCGTATTCGCATTGAGAGCCTGAACGATGAGAAAGGTGGCTCGTTCATGCAAATTATCGACGCTGAAACGAGAGCGCCATTGCTCAATCTCGCTGGTATCACCATTAAGCTGGAAACAAATAATCTCGTGGTAGCTGATGTGAAATACAACGATGGCACGACACACGAGCGTTATGTCGAGAAGGTCGATGCTGTTATCTCAGATGAGGCGGTAGACAAGCAGTGAAAACACAACGCCATATCGCCTCGCGTGTCTCACGTCAGCATCGTGAGCGCTGTAGTCAGCGGCTTGTACCAATCACAAGTTTTGCGCAGGCTCTAGAGATGTTCTGCGAGACCTGGCCTCAGATGCTAAAGCAGTACCAGCAAAGCGTTGTAGCTTTCGGAGAGGCTCTAGCAACGTTTCTAGCACAGAGAGTGAACCATGGTAGCACCAACCAGTAGTATATCTAGTCCGAGTCAGTTCACCTATGATCCACGCACGCGGCGGTATCGCGCTACATCCGGGCGCTTCATCTCTGCCAAAGAAGTGCGTCAAGCGGTTGATGTCATCATCGATAAAGAGGCGACCAATTTCAGAGGCATCGCTCAGCAACTCATCGATGGTACCATCAATCTGGCTGAATTCCAGATCCAGATGCAGGCCAACGTCAAACGGCTCAATGTGGCGATGGCGCTGGCCGGGAACGGCGGTATCAACAACACCTCGCCGGGGGATCTCGGATACATTGCTGGTCTGATGAAAGAGCAGTATCGATTTCTCAGAGATATGGCGAAACAGATCAAAAACGGCGCGCAGAAGCTCGACGGCACACTACTGGCAAGGGTGGAACTGTATGCACAGGCATCACGTGGCACGCATGAGAAGGTCAGGGAGCGGGCGGCCCGGATCGGCGGCCAGACACAGCAACGATCCATCCTGGGAACTGCCGATCATTGTTCTGAATGCGTAGGCGAGGCAAAAAAGGGATGGTCGCCTATCGGCTCACTGATACCGGTCGGTGAGCGGATCTGCAAGGCAAATTGTCACTGTACGATGGATTATAGGTGAGTCATGAAATTTGACATCTTCACTATCTATCAGTGGAGTGAAGGCTACACGCTTGAGGTGGAAAAGGGCCGACCTCGCAATGCGCCACGTGGCAAATTTACCAAAGCTGATAGAAAGCGTAGGCTTGCCTCTCTTAGAAAGACTATGGAGTTACGGGAGCGCATTTTCCCTACGCTGGAAGAAGTATGTGAAGAAATCAAGCGTCTCGAAATTCCGAAAGCAGGTGAGCAATGAATTATTCCGAGTATGAACAGCCACAAGCCAGCTATCCGGCGCTTCCGCCTCCTATTCAGGAGAAGAAGAAATGTGAGCATCGGTTCGTAGATGCTACCAGCTTTGGCTCACCGTATCTCTTGCGTATCTGTGTCTGGTGTGGAGAAAGGCGTAAGGAGAGGAGATGGTGAGCGAGCAACCGGTATTTACGCGTTTTGGCAAACTTGATGATAGTGTGCAGAGACATCGCGAAAGGAGAGTAGAGATAGAAGGTCTCAGAGAGATTGTACAGCGCGTGGTAGAGCAGGAAGGTCGAGGCGACTATCTTGAAATGGGGGATCGGTGCATCTATTGCACATGGACAGGTCCAAGTCATGCGACGATCATCCATGACGAGAATTGCCTTATCATAAAGGCTAGTGATCTGCTAGAACGAATCGAGAGCAAGCAAGAAAGAGGCTAAGCCATGTCAAGTGGTGAAATACAGGTGCAGGTATCCTACGAGCAAATAGGTGCTACACATGTGCTCTTTCACTGCTCTGGCAGCAAGCTCGTTGATATATGGTTCCTCGTTGATCTGCAAGAGCGATCCAGGCGAACAGGGAAGAGTGTTGATCAGCTACTAGAGAATCTAAGAAAAAACTCTGTGAAGGCCTGTAGACCTGTCAAATAGTTGTAATTATGTATTGACAAAGAAAAGAAAGGTATGGTACTCTAATGGATAAGAACAACATTTCAACAAATGCTGCTGATGCGTCCCAGGTGGATAACAGCAGCCCCCAGTCCCAGGTGGACACCTCTGAGTCCCAGGTGGAACAGAGCACTCCTACGATTGACGATCTTCAGCGCGAATTAGCTCTTGCGAAAAATGAAGCCCGCAACCTTCGGAAACGGTTTCGTGAGCAAGAGGAAGTGGCTAATACCGCTGAACAAACCAGGCTTAAAGAGCAAGGTCAATACAAGCAACTTGCAGAGCAACTCCAGAGCAAATTACAGAGTCTTGAGCCGAAATCTGAGCGATATGATGCTCTCTCCACATTGGTCTCTGAGCAGATCGATGCAGAAATCAAGGACTGGCCTGCAACTGTCAAGGCCCTTGATCCCGGCCCTGATGCTGGCATTGAGACACGTCTTGCCTGGCGCAATAAAGCTCGTGCGATTGTAAATGACTTGCAACAGCAGGCACGTGGACAGCAGCCAGGCAACGGCCCGAATCCGCGTCCTGCTCCACACACGAAAGAGCAGCAGATTGAGGCTGCGCGAGAGCAATTCCGCCGTGAGCGGGGAAGATTGATCTAGTTATGGCAGAGATTACGAAATTAAGCACCGCGAGCATCTCCTCTTTAGGACTGGTGCCTGGTGCTCAGAAACTACGTGCTATTGCCTGTGGGGAGGCAGTAGGCAAAGGCGACGCGTTGTACATCAAGTCGTCCGATAACAAGCTCTACAAGTCAACCGGGGCAGCCGCAAATGCTGCGGCAAAGGTACATGGATTTGCACCGTCCGATTGTGATAGCGGTGAGGTGCTCACTCCAGTCTTTAATGTGGTGATCAGTGGGTACGCTGCTGGCCTCACGCCGGGTGCGCCGCTCTACTTGTCGGGGACGAACGCAGGGGGACTGGCTGATGCCGCATCGACCGGTGGAACGGGTGTCGTTGCCTATGCTATCAGCGCCACAGATATCATTGTGTATCAGTCCCGGTACTAAGGCCGTTACGGAGGGCTAGGAAATGGCATTCGGAACATTAACGACCTTCGATACGCTGGCTTCGACGCAAGCCAGCGTCATTGAGCTAGGCGAGGATAGAGTCTGGGAAGCAATTCAGATGACGCTCCAGGCACATAACCAGCAGTTTGCTGAGGCAGTGTCGGAACTTGCCGAGACCAGCACCGACCGTTCACGTCGCTATGGTGGACCTGACAGCATGACCATGCAGGAAGGAGACGAATTCTCTACACCTGATGCACAGAAAGTGGCCAGCGGCTCGCGTGTCGAGTTTCCTCTCAGGAAATATCAGATCGGCCAGCAGTGGACGCGTGACTACCTCATGAATACTACTCCAAGCGAGTTGGCTATTCAGGTGTCGGCCATTATGGATGCTGATGTCACCAACCTGCATACACAGCTCAAGAAGGCGTTCTTCTTACCCACCAACTATACTTTTGAGGATCGCTTCATTGATCACCAGGATCTTGCCGTCAAGCGCCTGGTGAATGCCGACGGCGCTCAAATTCCAGTTGCTCCCGATGGGAGCACATTCAACGCAGGCAGCCATACACACTACCTCGGCACCTCAAGCTTCGCCGCCTCAGACTTGACCGCTGGCGTCAACACCGTCAACGAGCATTTCCTCAATGGCGAGGTCCAGATCTACATCAATAGGGCACAGGAGACGACGGTTGGAGGATTCACCGGATTTACCAAGTATCTCCCTGAGTCCCTCATTGCTCCGACCAACGCCATTGCAGCACGCGCACCGCTAGATGTGCAAAATACATCGAATCGTGCGATCGGTGACTTTAACGGCGTTGTCGTATGGGTAAAACCCTGGATTCCCTCTGGGTATGTCTTGTTTATCCATAAGACGACCACGCAAAAGGTGCTCGTCTATCGCACGCGTCGTAACGGCTCTGGCAACCTGGAGAACGTGTTTGAAAACGATAACTTTCCACTACGTAATCGTGGGTTCCAGCGCGAGTTCGGCTTTGGGTGCTACAACCGAGTGGCTGCGGCTGTACTTGACACCGCGCACTCTAGCTATAATGCGCCAACGCTTTAGCTAACGCTGTAGGAGGTGAGATATGGCAGCAAAGAAAAACGACCAGGATCAGACCACGCCAACAGCGCCAGTTGTGGAACTGGAAGAAGAGCAGCCGAGCGAACAGCCACAGACGGCTCCATCAGTTATCACGATCACCGCTGAAGAACTGCGCAGGTTGCTCAATCCGAAAGCCGATGTGCCTGCTGGTGATGGCAGGAAGTTGGATGAGACTGTACCTGGAGGCAAGTATAAGGTCGGTGGTCAGTGGGTAAATGCCGAGGGCAAGCGCCTAGATGACCAATCTGAGGACTAACAATGGACAGGACAGCAGCACAAAATACGCTTAGTGAGAAGTACAGAGAACTGGTAACGTATGCCAAATTCACCAATGACCAGACGACAGCCGCCTACAATGCGGCCATCGATATGGCTCTACGCTACCTGGGAGTGGCAGAGAGCGATCTAGCCGGGGCTGACGTAGCTCAGGTCGATACGCTCAAATACTTAGCGCTCTTGGACTACTTTGCTCTGGATCGTTTTTCAACGCTGTTGTCCGTCCAGTTCGATGTCACGCTTCCAGGTCCAGTTCAGGCGGATCGCTCCCAAGCTTTCAAGCAAGTGGGAACGTTGCTTGCGCGTGCTGAGAATAAGCTGGCCTCGCTTGGTATCAGCATCGGAGCCAACGGTGGGAGCGATACGAGTATGCAATTTGGCCGCTTCAACCTGGACTTTCTTGAGCCGTCGAGAGCAGGAAGTGAGTTCTAGGCATGGCGCTCTTCGATGATAACGACCTGCAAGGTTTTAGCGATCTGGTTGAAGATCTGGCGTTCAAAGATGACTGCGAGATCCTAGAGGACTCAGCGGGGACACCTGACGGTGGTGGTGGACGCATTGGCATCGCACAGAACGTTGTAGATACTGTCAAATGCGCGCTCATCGATGCTGGCTTCCAACCAACAGAGCGGCTTGCAAATCAGAAGTTAGACGGCAAAGTGCAGCAAACGGTGTTGTTGCCACGCGGGACCGACGTGAAGAAGTCGCACCAATTGAGGATCAAAGGGAAGACCTATCACATCATTGATGTGAAAGATCCAACTACCTATGAAGTTGCACGATTTGTCTCTGTCTGGAGGGAAGATAAATGAGCGATGTGAGCATTGAAGGTCTGGATAAGATCTTCGCCAACCTAGACAGGATCGAGGCCATGCTTGAGGCAAAGACGGACGAGGCGATTAACAACGCTGGTGAGGCATGTGAGAAAGAGGCAAAAGCAAAAGCGCGTGTCTCGAAGAATCCACCTGAAGGCCATGTGCATATGCGTGACCGGATTGAGCATGAGCATCATGATCTTTCCAGTGAAGTGACTTCAGAGGCCGACTACAGTATCTACAATGAGTTCGGGACTCGGTTCATGTCCGCCGCACCATTTATGAGACCTGGCTATCAGGCAGGCAAAAAGCTTATTGAGGCCGAACTGAAAGGCATCCTCTGATGGCGGTAGGGAGTGCAGTCGCAACGGTGCAGGCGGCCATCTACGCCAAATTCACAGGCGATGCAGAGCTCATGGCGCTGCTTGCTGAGGATGGGGTGCGCGATCAGGCCGATGTGCCAGAGGATCAAGCATTTCCATATATCACGCTCGGCGATATCCAAGAGTACACGAACGACACGTTTACCGAGCGCGAATATGAGCTGCATGTGTATCCGCACATCTGGACTCAGGAGAAAAGCTCGAAGCCAGCACAGACTATCCTGGCGCGGATGATCAAACTTTTGCACCGGCAGCCACTTAGCCTGACGGATGGACAAAGGCACATCGGGACGTGGTACAAAGACAACCAGCCGTTGCAGGACCAGGACGGCATCTCACAACATATTGTTCCGTATTTCCTCGTACTTGCGGAGGAGGACTTATAACATGGCAGTAGCAGCCTATGGAGCGAGTATCACCGTTGGCGCGAATACGCTACACGGCATTGACTCATTTGAGCTTCCATTTGAAATAGAAATGCTGGAGACCACCAGCTTCTCACAAGCCGCTCCCGGCACCAAGATGTTTATTCCTGGCCTGCTTGGGATGGAAACCTCATTTTCAGGCAACTGGGATCTGAGCGATCCTGCTCAGCAGGCATTGGAGGATGCGCACTTCGACAGGACAACGGTTGCGCTTGTCTGCACCATCAATGCGAAAACGTACTCGTTTGATGCCTGGGTGAGCAAATATACCATCAAGGGAGATGTAGATGGCAAAGCGGAAGGCGAGTTTGGCATCACAATGAATGGAAACGTCACGAGAGGCTAGGTGAGACATGGCAGCAACAGCAGCTTATGATAGCGCGGTCTATGCCACGTCTTCGCCTTCTTCTTCGCTCACCAACGAGGGCACGACTGCCAGTACCGACCGCAAGACGTACACCATCACCGATGGCAGCAAGCGCTATCTGGACAATGGGACCGCTGCGGTAGTGCAGAAAGGCAATGATGAGCTTCAGAGTGTCACCGTAACGGGATCGCCGACTGGCGGCACGTTCACGCTGACCTTTGGTGCCAACACGACCAGCGCTATCGCTTACAATGCCTCGGCCTCGGCTGTGCAGTCAGCGTTGCAGGCGCTTGCGAGCATCGGGAACGGCAATGCGCTCGTCACAGGCTCAAATGGCGGTCCCTGGCAGGTGCAATTCACTGGGACACTTGGCTTGGCTGACCAGTCCAACCTCACCGCTGATGGCTCTGGTCTGACTGGTGGCTCTTCGCCGAATGTCTCTATTGCGCAGGTCCAGGCTGGCGCGGCGTATGCAACCATCTCCAGCGGCTTTACGCTGCGCTATGTCGGTGCGAAAGTGCTGTTTTCTGCGGCTCAACCTGTGGGAACGCATATCCGGTTTGCGAGTGGGAAATACTTCACCTACAGCGCCATTGCCACCGCGCGTAGCACGGAGTACGAAAGCGAACTTGAGCTAGTAGACAGCACGGTCTACAACACGGATGGCGCGAAACGCTACATCCCCACGACCATGAGCGGGATGATCACGCTAGACACCTTCTATGTGGACCATACACGCGTCAAGAACTTGCAAGACCGTGAGAAGCTGATCGGCTCGTTCGTGCTGCCGAGCGGTCGCAGGTTGGAAGGCTATATGTTCGTGGACAAGTGCGGCATCAAGAGCGAGGTCTCTGACGCGCTCACAGAAGAACTCGAACTGCAATTAACCGATGAATTTTACAGCCAAAACTAAACCATAAAGGATACCAACATCTATGAAAGCTGCTGAAGCCAAAGCGCTGCTCTTCCAGCGCAAGGTTGCTTATAAAGACTACGAAGGGAAAATACCTGGCATTCCTGAGCTAGATGACCAACTCGGCATCTTAGAGTTGCCAGCATCGGAACTAACGAAGATCTCCAAAGGTGGCGAGAGCGAAGAAGAGCAATTGCAACAGATGGCGGCTATCGTGGTCCAGGCGCTGGTGATGAGGGGATCGAAAGAGCCAGTCTTTAACACCACTGATATTCCAACGGTGGTCAGTTTGGGACTGAGCAGACTGACGCCTATCGTCGAGGAAGTCAACAAGCTCTCTGGTGTCACGCCTGAGATGGTTGCTGCTGCTAAAAAAAATTAAAAGACGACAAGCTGCTCAGGTTCTCATTTTTCCTTGCACGAGAACTGAAAAGCGGGACACATACCGAGTTGATGGATCGGATGGGAATCTCAGAGCTGGTGTATTGGATGGCGTGGTATGAACTCAAAGCGGCTGATGAGAAAAAAGCTATGGAAGAAGCTGAGCGAAAAGCAAAGAGTAAGAGGCGTCGATGAGCACTGAAATTGGCTCGCTAGTTGTAAAATACGTAGGCGATCTCACTGGCTTGAAGTCTGCCAATGCACAGGTAAAAACGCTGCTGCAATCGACAGGTGCGGCTGGCAAAACCGCCACGTCGAGTCTATCCTCTGGCCTGAAAAGTGCGTCTACAGCGGCCTCGCAACTCACGACCGCGACCAAGAACACCACCTCTGCTGTCTCACAGATGGCAACAGCGGCCTCAAACTCTTCCAAGAGCCTGCTTTCTGGCTTCAAGAACGCGGCATCTGGTGTGTTGGACTTTGGCAACAAGCTCGGTGGCACTATCACCGCTATCAGAGGGGTTGCAGATGGCGCCATTGGTCTCGGTCAGGCGCTCCTTTCCCCGGCGGCGAATGCTGAGCAGATGCAGATCGCGTTCACCTCTCTGCTCGGCTCCGGTAAAGCGGCCACCCAGATGATGCAGACGCTCGGCAACATTGCGGTGAAGACGCCATTCGAGCTACCTCAAGTGCAGGAAGCAGCGAAGCAACTGCTTGCCTTCAAGTTCAATGCGCAAGATGTGCCAAACATGCTGCTCAGGATCGGTGATGCCGTATCTTCGGTTGGTGGTGGCGCGGAAGGGATGCAACGGGTCATTGTAGCTTTGGGACAGATGAAGCTCAAAGGCAAGGTTGCCGGAGACGAGATGTTGCAATTGACTGAAAGCAACATCGATGCTTGGGGATATGTAGCGAAGGCGATGGGTGTCTCGACGGCGCAGGCTCAGCAGATGGCATCAAAAGGTCTGATCCCGGCAGATACAGCCATTAAAGCCATTATCTCTGGGATGAACGAGTTCAATGGCGCAATGGACAAGCAGAGCGCCTCTGCTCTCGGTCTCGCCTCCACGCTCAAAGACGCCTTCAACATCAATATATTGGCAAATTTCGGCAAGGGACTGCTTGAGCCGCTCAAAACCTCAATGCAAGGTCTGATCGCTTTGTTATCCAACCCGGCAATTTCTCAGGCAGCCTCACTGCTCGGGACGCAGATCGGCGGTGCGCTCAGTGGTCTGATCAGCAGCTTCTCAACGCTTGTCTCCAAAGGCTCTGGCATCACCTCCTTCTTCCAACAGATCGCGCAAGGCTGGCAAGGTGCATTTGCCGGATCAGAAGGCGCGGCGGCGGTGCTTCCTGGCATCATTGCTGCCTTCGGACGATTGCAACAGGCCGTCCAGAATTTCGGCAAGGTGATCGGTCCCTATATTGGACCATTGCTGGTGCAGTTCAATGGCTTGCTCACCACGACTGCTGGTTGGCTGGCGTCTCTGGTAGCTCCTGCCATCGATATGCTCGGTCAACGAGTCAACGCGCTCACTGCGTTCTTGCAACCAGTCGTTGCCGCGCTTTTCCCGTTCATGACGGCTCTCACCAATCTGGTCAATGTGATTGGTCCTATTGTGGTTGGCGTGGCTCAGCTTTCGGCTCAGTCAGGCTTATTGAGCGTTGCAATGGGACTGGTTGGCACGGCTGTTGCCGGTGTGATCAACGTGCTGAGCGGGATCATCAACGGGATATCCTCAGTCATTCGCTTTTTTGAAGAGAACCAGGTGGCGGCGGCATTGCTGGCTTCGGCCATCGGGACGCTTGCTGTCGCCTTTGCGGCATTCAAGATCACGACCTTTGTGCAAGGTCTGGCCGCCATCGCGCCGATAATGTATGTGCTTATCTCTGGTGCTATCCCTGGCATGATTGCTGCTCTCAGCGGGATGGCTGTTGCTGGGTGGGCCGCCATCGCGCCATTCTTGCCGTTCATTGCCATCGGTGCGGCGGTGGTTGCCGTGATCGCCGGGATTATCCTGGTGGTGCGCAACTGGGGGACTATCGTTGCGTGGCTGCAAGCTCAATGGCGGCGGTTTACTGGTTGGTTTACTGGCGCGATCAATGCGCTGGAGAAGATACCCGGGATCGGTGCCGTCGTGACCGCCTTCAAGTCTGCCTGGAACACCATCTCATCCACGGCTCAGGCAGCGTGGTCGAATATCAGCACAAATGCCGCAACCGCGCTGGATGCGATCAAGGCCAAAGGTGGTGAGATCGGCAACTGGTTCCAGACGACCTGGACAAATATCAGCACGAGCGCACAGCAGCAACTCGGTCCACCACTCAACACAGCCTGGCAGAATATCAGTACGAAGGCTCAGGAGACGACTGGTAATATCGGCAGGTTCTTCCAGGACGCCTGGAACGTTGCAAAGCAGGCATGGTCTCAGTCTCCGCTCTCTAGCGCGTTTACTACGACCGTCAAAGCGATCCAGGCCGCGCCGGGTGCCGCTGGTCAAACGCTCGCTCAAGGTCTCGCACCGGTTGGTCAGACGCTCGGTGGCATCGGAGCCAACGTACAGACGGCGCTCGGTCCGGCAGTAGCAGGCGTACAGTCTGGTTTTGGCAATTTAGGTGCAAGTTTCTCTCAGGTCGGTCAGCAAGTCTCAACTATCCTCAAGCCTGCTCTAGATGGTCTGAATCAGGTACTCGGCCAGATCGGACAGATGGCGCAAGGGACGCTGGTTCCAGCCTGGAATTCATTGCAGCAGGCCATGTCTCAGATCGGCACCGTTTTGAGTGGCGGATTCACGCAAGCCTGGACCACTTTGCAGCAAGCCTTTAGCAGCATCGGCTAAACAGTACAGACCACATTGGTTCCGGCCTGGCAACAACTGCAAACGGCACTCGCGCCTATCGCGGCAACCATCGGTGGAGCTTTTACGCAAGCCTGGCTCACCTTGCAACAGGTCTTTACCACCATCGGTCCTATCCTGGCACAGATTGGTGCAACGGTCGGTGGCGCTTTTTCTCAAGCGTGGGTGATCCTTGCGCCAATTTTGACCCAGATCGCAACGGTAGTTGGCGGCGCGCTGTCTCAGGCATGGAGTGTCCTACAGCCAATCCTGGCACAGATTGGTGCAACGGTCGGTGGTCAACTGCTTGTCGCGCTACAAGCCATCGGTATTGTGATCGGTGGTGTGGTTTTGCTCGCCATCTCGCTCCTGCTTGGTGTCCTGGTTGGTGCAGCGCAGGCCTTCGCCACGTTCATTAGTGGAGTGGCAACCGCTGTCAGTGGCATCATCACCTTCTTCAGCGGTCTTGTCACCTTCCTCTCTGGGATAGTGGCCTTGATCGTGGATCTATTCACCGGCAATTTCTCGAAGATCGGTGCAGATCTACAAGTCATCTGGACCGGCATCCTCACGATGTTTCAAGGGATCTGGACCACCATTGTTGGCTTGTTTCAGGCCAGTATTGGGACGGTCGTGGCTTTCGTGTCTGGTCTGGTGACGACGGTGATTAACTTCTTCGTCAACCTCTACAACACGCTGGTTGGTCACAGTTTGATCCCTGACCTCATCAATGGCATCATTCAATGGTTCATGAGCCTGCCAACGCAGGTGATCACGTTTGTCACCAATCTGGTCAATGGCGTGATCCAATGGTTCACCACTATGTGGACGCTCGCTCAAAACCT